AGTCCCTGTCGTTCTCTCTCTCTGTGGTCGTGTGGGTGGCGGCTTGCTTTAGTTAGCGTTGTGGGGGTGTTGGATGGGTGTGTTGGCGAGTCTTGAGGTGGTTGTTGAGGGGTTGGTTGATCCTTCGGCTGAGGTGTTGTTGTTGGTGGAATCGGCTCGGGCGTTGGCGGTGGAGATTGATGCGGCTTCGGTGCCGGATAAGGACGGGAAGACGCGTTCTGCTGCGTCGGCTGTGCGTGAGTTGCGGTCGGTGGTGGATGAGATGCTTGTGAAGGGGCGGCGTGATGCCGACGATGACGACTGGTCTTCCCCCGTCGCTGATCTTGCCAAGGTTCGGGACGCCGCGAGACCTGTCCCGGGTGACGCTCGGGTCCGAGGTCGGAGAGGTGGCGCGGCGGCTGGGTAAGCCGTTGATGCCGTGGCAGCAGCATGTCGCTGATGTTGCGCTCGAGGTTGACCCGGAGACGGGTGAGTTGTTCTACGAAGAGGTGGTGATCACGGTCCCGCGTCAGTCGGGCAAGACCACGCTTCTGTTGGCGTTGATGGTGTGGCGGTGTGTGGTGATGGCCCGCCGGCTGGGTTTGCCTCAGACGGTTACGTATTTGGCGCAGTCGGGGAAGATGGCGCGCCGCAAGCTGGAACGGGAGTTCATTCCGGTTCTGCGTAAGGCCAAAGGGTTTTTGGAGGTTCCGCATTCGCGAGCCCGTCCGGTGAAGCCGTCCGAGTTCAAACCGTCGATGAACAACGGGTCCGAGCATGTGTTGTTCGGCACGGACTCATATCTTCAGATCGAAGCCCCAACCGGTACCGGTTCACACGGTGATGTGCTGGACATGCCAGTGATTGATGAGGCGTTCGCCCGTGAGGACGATCTGGTTGAGCAGGCGGTGGATGCGGCGACAGTGACGCGCCGTTCTCCGCAGACGTATGTGATCTCCACGGCCGGGAATGAGCGTTCGACGTTCCTGTGGCGCAAAGTCCTCGGCGGGCGTGCCGCTCGCACACAGTCATCACGCACCTGTTACTTCGAGTGGTCCGTCCCTGACGATCTGCCGTTCGATGACCCGGAAGTGTGGGCCGAGTACCTACCGGCTCTTGGGCACACGATCACGGTCGCCCGGTTGCAGGCACGTCTTGACAAGGCGTTGCGGAACCCTGACGAAGTGGATGAGGAAGGCTACGAGCCCGGGCTGGCCGGTTTCCGTCGTGGCTATATGAACCAGTGGGTGAAGACACCGCAGTTGGGTGTCGATCAGGTGCGTTCGGAGATCGACCCGGCAGCGTTCATGGCATTGGCTGATCCCAATTCGCGGATTGTCGGGCCGCTGGTTCTCGGTGTCGGTGTGTCGTTGGATGGCGTGTCCGCTGCGATGGTCATTGTCGGCCGGCGCGCTGACGGGTTGCCGCATGTGGAGACGTTTGAACGGGCCCAGGGTGTGTGGTGGTTGGAGCGTCGTCTTCGGGATTGGGTGGAACAACGTCGTCCTGACGCGGTGGCATGGAACAACGGTGGACCAGCTCGGGCGGTGTCACCGGATATCACCCGCTCATGCTCTATGGGTGTGACGAAACCGATCCCCCTGGTTGGTCGTGAGTGGTCGGGTGCGTGTGAAGCGTTCGCTAACGCGGTGAAGGAATCCCGTATCCGTCATCTCGGTGACGTGCTGTTGGAGGAATCCATCCGAGGTGTTCCCCGTCGTGATTCGGGTGTGTCCGGTTGGACGTGGGATCTCCGTGAGGCCACAACCGATCCTTGTGTGCTCGAGGCGGCGACGGCGGCGTTGAGGGCGTTGGAAACGATGCCGGCTGAGTGGGGTGTTGAACCCTTGATTGTGTTCTGAGAAAGGAACCCGCATGTTCTACACAGGTAAACAAGACCGAAACGGTGCCACTGGCTCGACTGCACAGCAGGTGTCGGCGCAGCCCGGCCCTGACGCGACCGCTGACATCGCCGCCGCAGTTGGCATGTCCACGAATGCAGGTAATCAGCGTGCCGCCGAGGCCGCTGTGCTGATCCAGCTCCCTGCCGGGAACGGGTTCGGAGACCACATCGTCGGCGCGTCCGGCGACATTTGGGAATGGGATTCTGGTCTCCCGATCAAGGAAATGCCGGGTGAGCGGGCATGAGTGATTTCACTTTCGCAGCACCCGGCCCGAAGTCGGACATCCTGAGTGGCACGAATGGTGGCGCGGGCCGTCCGTTCGGTGTGAACGCCGGATCGTGGGTTGACTCATCCCGTGACACGCTCGAAGCCGACATGGCTGTCATCGCTGCAGGTGTCGCTCCCGCGTTGGATCGTCAGGCGCAGTATCAGGCACAGTCGGCGTCGTTCATCGTGAAGCACGGTGCCGAAGTGCTCCCGGGTCACAACGATGTCGGTACCGGCATCGTGATGGATCTTGAACCGCCGAATCCCGGATGACGCGGCCGGCCGTTCAACTCGCGGCGGCCGTCCTTGTCATGTTGGGCGGTGCATGGCTGATCGGTATGTGGGCGGTCGGACTTGTGCTGTTCCTGTTGGGTGTCATCGCCGCGGGTGATGCGTTGTTGCGTGACGACGATCGTCGGACCGCTGTCCCGAATCAGCCGTCGAGCGAAGTGTTGGAACGATGGAGGCGCGCTAGATGAGACTCATTGATCGCGTCACCTCCCGCTACCGGGCTCTCGGCTATTGGGAAGGCATGGCTTCCGGCGCAGCCGTGTACATGCCGGTTCAGACGAACCAGAAGCGTGAGGAATCGGTCCAGAACCTTGTCGCTGCGGCAACGAACGCGTACGAAACGAACGGTGTCGTGTTCGCGTGCATGTTGGTGCGAATGATGATGCTCGCAGAAGCGTCGTTCAAGTTCCGCCGCCTCTCCGACAAATCGCTGTACGGCAACCGTGACCTGGAACTCCTCGAGTATCCGTGGCCGAACACGACGGCGGGCGAGTTGTGGGCACGGATGGAGCAAGGCAACTCGCTCGACGGTAACGCGTTCGTCGCCAAAGTCGAAAACGACGAACTGCTGATCCTCCCGCCGAAGGAAGTGGTGATCGTCTCCGAGATGGTCACCTCGTCGAACGGCATCCGTTACAAGCGGCCCCTTGGTTATGACTGGGACCCGCAACGGTTCCCTGGGAACACTGAGAAGAAGTCACAGGCACAGTTCTTCACCGCGGATGAGGTGGCGCACTGGTCCCCGGTCCCGGACCCTCGAGCGAATTTCCGGGGCATGTCGTGGATCACCCCCGTGCTCCGGGAGATTTCGTCGGACACGGCGATGACGTCGTACAAGACGCAGTACATGGACCACGGCAGCCCGATCACCGCTGTCAAGTACGACCGACCCCTGTCACAAGACACGATCAACGCGCTTTTGTCGCGTATCGAAGCAAAGGTTGGTGGGGTTGGTAACGCGTGGAAGCCCCTGATCTTCGACCAGGGCGCGGACCCGGTGCTGTCCACCGGGTTGGACCAGCTCGACTTCCGCAACATTCAGGCTGGTGGCGAGTTGCGCATCTGTGCCGCCGCCGGCGTGTCCCCGATCCTCATCGGGCTTAGGAATGCTGAGGCCGGCGAGTCCTACCAGTCAGCGATGCGCCAACTGGCGGACATGCATATGCGGCCCCTGTGGCGTTCCGCCTGCGCATCCCTTCAGAAGCTCGTCAACGTCCCCGGTGGAGCGCAGCTTTGGTATGACACCTCAGATATTGCCGCGCTGCAAGCTGCGGAGACGGAGAAGGCGCAAGTCACGCAGGTTTCCGCGGCGGCGATGCTCACCTTCGTACAGGCCGGGTTCACACGCGAATCCGTCATCTCGGCCGTCACGTCGGGCGATCTCACGCAGCTTGTTGAGGCTCCGCTAGCACCGCCTCCGGGTACGACCGAGAAGGTTTCGGAGACCGGTGTGCCCGGTCAGCCGACCGACAAGGTTGGTCAGGCCCCCGGCACACAGACGGTGTTGACGAAGCCACAAACGCCTGCGTCGAAGATGCCGATGCCCGCATCCTTCCCGACCACCCCGTCCGCGACCGGTCGGCGTAGCCCCACCGCGAACGGGACGAAAGGAAACTGATCATGGAATACACACGCTCATTCGCGCTTGAGGACATCTCCGTCCGTTCCGGTGGCGACGGTCGCACTGTCGAAGCCTACGCGACGGTGTTCAACACCCCCGCCTACGTCCGGGATCAGGACGGCGAATACGAAGAGGTGATTGATCCGACCGCGTTCAACCGTGCGATCGGTTTGGCGAAGCGTGCGAAGGGTGGTTGGAACATCCCGGTCATGTTTAACCACGGCATGACCCTGTTCCATACCCCTTCTGAGGTGGATTCGGTGCCGATTGGTGTGGTGGAGGAGATCAAGGCCGACAGTCGTGGCCTGTTCACCCGGGCCCGCTACCACGACTCCCCCCGCGCACGTTCGGTGTTGGAGTCGATCCGTGAAGGCTCGATCACCGCTTACTCGTTCTCGGGTGCGTTCCGCAAGAACGACCCGTCTGTACCTCGTGGCGGGTTCCGCCGCGACTCACAAGGCAACCTGAAAACGGTTCGCCGCATGGAATCCACGCTCCGCGAGTTCGGCCCCGCCACCTTCCCCGTCTACGCAGGCGCGGAAGTCGTCGGTGTCCGTGCCGAACAGATCGCAGCGTTCCTTTCCACCATGTCACCGGACGAACGTGTCCGGCTGGCAGACATTCTCACCTCTGGCACTCGAACCATCGACCAGTCAGAGTCCGACACCTTCTCATTCCTTGAGGAGCCAGTCGCCGAGGACCAGCCCGTAGAGGCACTCCGGTCGGTAAAGGAACAACTCAACGCTCGGTACGCCGAGTTCCTCCGAACGAAAAGGAGTGCCTAATCATGGCCACCATTCAAGAGATGGAAGAGCGGATGCGGTCCATCCAGACCGACCTCCGCACCATCGCAGAACTGTCCGACCCGAAGGACGATGACATCATCCTTCAGGACTCACTCATCAAGGAGTACGCCGACCTCGAAGAGGCCGTCGCACCCCTCAAGACCCGTATGGCTCAGATCGAGCGCATCCGTTCCGCCGCCGGCGAAACCGACCACCGGGACGAGCCCCGCAAGTTCGACGCCCCGAACATCAACCGCAACCGCGGCGCCCTCGAAGGTCTGGACATGGAGCACGTCCGTACCGGTCGCATCAACGCGTCCGAAGTGCGTTCGCGTGCCATGAACCTCATCGAAGAGGACGCCCAGCGCAGCTCGTGGCAGTTCGATTCGAGCGCAGCCGAAGAGGCGACGCGTAAGGCCCAGAACCCTGGTGTCGCCGCGCACATCCTCCTCACCGGCTCTTCGGAGTACCGCGACGCCTTCCGCAGCTACCTCGAGAATCACGATCCGTTCGTGTTCGACGATGCCCGGTTCCGTGACATCCGCCTGGCGAACGCCTCGGGTGGTTATCTGCTGCCGTACGTGCTGGACCCGACGATCATCCTCACGAACTCCAGCTCTGCGAACCCGTATCGTCGTGTGTCGCGTGTCGTGCAGACGACCTCGAACGCATGGCAGGGCGTGTCCTCGGCTGGTGTGAACGCCGCCCTGGTCGCTGAAGCTGCCACCGCGGCTGATGCGGCACCGTCGGACTTCGCTCAGATCCAGATTTCGCCGAAGAAGTTCGCGGCATGGGTGCTGGGTACGTATGAAGCTCTGGATGACACCGATTTCGGTGTCCAGCTCCCGGGCCTGCTGGCGGATGCGAAGGACCGTATCGAGTCGCAGTATTTCGCGACTGGTTCCGGTACGAACGCCCCGCTCGGCATCGTCGCCGCCCAGACGTCCAGCTCCCGTGTTGCTCCGGCTGCGACCGGTACCGCATTCAACGGCACCGCCTCCAACGTGGACATCTACGCCCTGCACGGCGCACTCCCCGCACGCTTCCGCAAGTCGGCATCCGCGGCGTTCATGGCGAACATCGCCCCCCTCAACAAGGTCCGTGCGATCGACCAGAACGGCGGCGGCTCCTTCTGGGCAAACTTCACCTCCGACACCCCCGCCAGCCTGCTCGGCCAGCCGATCTACGAAGCCTCCGACCTCCCCGGTGTCACCACCGGCACCTCCGCTGCTTCCGGTACCGGTTCGCTCACCCTGCTGTTCGGTGACTTCCAGCAGTTCATCATCGCTGACCGTGTCGGCGTGTCGATGATCTACGACCCGCTCATCAAGGGTACCGGCGCGAACGCGCAGCTTCCGGCTGGTGAGGCCGGCTGGTACATGTTCTGGCGTACCAGCTCGAACGTGTCCACCACGGCCGCGTTCCGTTACCTGACGATCAGCTGACAGGTCGGGTCACGGGGGGAGCACCGCCTCCCGTGGCCCTCATCACATACGGTGCCAAAGGGGTGCGCGGTGCAAGCACTACCCGAGTCCCGGTTCACCCCGGCGACCTCTCTATGCCCACACCCGGAATGGTGGTCGTCCACGGACGGCGATTCGACCGAGGTACAGGTGTCGGAGATGGTCGCCGGGGTTGTCCGAGGACTACAACCCGACTACTGCCTAGAAACAGGTTCCGCGTTCGGTCAGACGACCGAGGCGATCGGTAAAGCCCTCTTCCGTAACGGGCATGGTCATCTTGATTCGATCGAACCCGACCTACATCGGGCAGTGTTCACACGGTCCCGCTGTGACGGACTCCCGATCACAGTCCATCAGATTGATTCGCTCGAGTTCGTCCCTGACCGGACGATCGACTTCGCGTTCTTCGATTCGCTCTTAGAGCTGCGTACACCGGAGTTTCGGCGGTTCCGTCAGTGGATGCGTCGCGGGACGATCGTCGCCTTCCATGACACCCGACCGGGGCGTGATCTTCGTGATGAGATCGGCGCGCTCGGTATCCGGTTCGTTCATTTCCCCACCCCGCGTGGGATCACGTTCGGTGAAGTAATCCAACCCTGAAGGGCGACGTGAGATGGCAGTTGAGTCTTTCGAGATCACCCCTGCCATGCAAGCCCGAGCCCTTAGCGCGCTCATCGCGCGGCTCGATCGCCCCCTGGTTCTTACTGAAGGAATGCGCCAATTCGCATTGGCAAACTCATCAACCCATAAGGAGACACGGTGCACCGTCCCCTGGACCTCGCTAAAGAGGCTGTCCACAAGTACCACGCGATCCAGAAACCCCCGGAGCTTGCCGGGTTCCTCGCGCTTGTAATGGAGCTGGAACCACTCAAGACGGTGGTGGAGATTGGTGCGTTCGCTGGCGGCACCATGTGGGCCTGGGGCCAACTCGGTGCCCGCGTCATCGGTGTCGATATGCCACCCCCCGGCTTCCCTGACGGCCCGCAGGTGAACGACATGGGAATGACCGTCATCTGCGGCGACTCCCACACCGAAGCAACCCGTGACGCCCTCCTAGAAGCGTTGAACGGCGACCTCATCGACATGCTGTTCATCGACGGCGACCACACCTACGAAGGCGTGAAAGCCGACTACGAACTCTACGCCCCGCTCGTGCGTGAAGGCGGCATCATCGGGTTTCACGACATCCGCGCCCACTACCGGCAACCGTACATCGAAGTGAAACGGTTCTGGGATTCGCTTGACGGAGAGCGCGAAGAGATCGTCTGTCCCGGTGAGGACTGGGGCGGCATTGGTGTTCTGTACGCAGCCGACCCTGAATGGGTGAAAGCGAAGCGTGCAGAGCTGTTGAAGCGGTACCTCAGGGCACAAGCCGGTGCCTACTACAACCCCGGCACCTCATTCCAGAAAGTGAACGCATGAAAACCCTTACGATCGGTGCGATCCCTCATTCGTTTGACGGATCATCGTATTACAGGATTTGGCTCCCCTTCCGTCATCTGGACCTGAACTCGCATCATGAGTGTTTGGTGGCTCCGCCGGGGTCTCCGATGCCGAACGAACGCGAAGCCTCCGGTGCGGATGCGATCGTGTTCCAACGTCCCGCCGGCAAAGCCGGGGCGAAGATGCTTGAGTCGTTGATGGGGCATACGAAGTTGATCTATGAGATCGACGACGACATGTTGAACGCCACCTCTTCCGGTTTGCCGCATTTGGTGAATGAGCAGGCGCGTGCGTCGATCAAACGCTGCCTCCGCCTGTGTGATGTGGTCACTACGTCGTGCGAACATCTCGCAGAGATTGTGAAGCCGTACAACGACAACATCGTGGTGTTGCAGAATCATGTGAAGGCTGGGTTGTTGGAGATGCAGCGTCCGAAGCGTGACAAGCTCACGATCGGTTGGGCGGGTGGTACGTCGCATGGCTGGGACATGATGGAAGTCGCCGCCCCGTTGAAGAACGTCCTCGCGGACAACCCCGACGTTGATATGCACTTCGTCGGCGCGGACCATTCGCATCTCCTTGGCCGGCAGTGGCGTTGGTCGATGTGGCAGCCCGACGTGGGTGACTATTACAAGAACATTGACTTCGATATCGCGATCGCCCCGTCCGGTGATCAGTTGTTCAACCGGTCTAAGACGTGGTTGCGTGCGTTGGAGATGGGTGCGCTCGGTATCCCGATCGTCGCGTCGAACCGTCTTCCCTACTCGGATTACGTGCGTGACGGTGTGACCGGGTTCCTTGTCAACTCCGAAGAGGAGTGGCAGAAGCGGCTCACCGAGTTGATCAACGATCCGGAGATGCGTGAGGAGATGGGCGCGAACGCTCGTGCTCAGGCGTCGGAGTGGACGATCGAAAAGGGTTGGAAGAAGTGGGAAGCGGCGTACGAGCACGCCGTGCAGGGGTGATCACCAGTCGGGACGTGTCGGTTGTCATCCCGACGTTGCCGGAGCGTGAGTGGCTGTTAGAGGCTGCTGTCCGGTCGGTGTGGGCGAACACGGCACGTCCCGCCACCATCATCGTTCACATCGACAAACACCGCGCAGGGGCTCACGAAGCCCGCAATGCGGCGTTGCGGAAGGTGACAACCCCGTGGGTTGCGTTCCTGGATGACGACGACCTGTTCCACCCTGATCATCTTGCCACGCTGATCGACGGCGCGAACCGGTCAGGTGCGGATCTGATCGGCTCCTACCCGCAATCGGACCCGCCCGGGCTCCCCGACGCGCTCACCTGCTGCCACAAAGGCATTCCGATCACCGGGCCGGTCAACATCCCCTGGGGATCGGACCAGCTCGATCACTTTGACGCACGCAAGGGCCGTATCTGTGACCACTGCTCCACCGCACGAGGGTCGTTCATCATGGTCACCAACCTCGTTCGTACCGAGATGGTGCGTGAGGTTGGCGGGTTCCCGGCCCCCGGGTCGATGGGTGACGGGTTCGCCGGCTCCACCGCCGAGGAATACCTATTCATGCTTGCTCTGTTGGATGCGGGCGCGAAGTTTCATCACGTCACCGGGTGTCGGACGTGGACGTATCGGGGTGCGCCGAGGCGTGCCCAATTGACCGAGTTGCATGAGAGGGGTGAGTTGTGAGCGTCTATGTCTCTCTCGCGCAGTTCAAGGACTACACCCGTAACGAGCTCCAAGCGGTGGATGATGCGACCCTGCAGGCTGCGTTGGATGCGGCTGAGGAAGCGGTCAACGCGTACTGTCAACGCAACTTCGCGGTCGCTGGTGCTGCGTCGGCTCGGTCATATTCGCCGTACACGTTCGGTACCTCCACCCTGTTCATCCACGATTGCACGTCGATCTCGAGCGTGACCGAGTGGGGTCAGACCGTCACCACGGATCAGTACATCGCAGAACCCTACGCACCATCGTTGACAGGGGTGCAGAAGCCGTACGACCGTCTCACCAGGTATCGGACGTGGTGGACGTGGGATTACGGCAAGCCACAGATTGTGGTCACGGCGACGTGGGGTTGGGCTGCGACTCCGGCACGTGTGGTCGAGGCAACGAAGATCCTGGCGAAAGACATCTTTCTTCAACGGAACATCCAGTCCGGTGTCGCGGGGTTCGGTGAGTTTGGTGCCGTGCCCGTCCGTCAGAACGCATACGTCGTGAGCCTGTTGGACAACCTGCGGCGTTCGGAATCGTTGGGTATCTGATGGCCGGCATCGACCTCGAAGCCATCCACCGCGCCCTAGCCGACAAGATCCGTACGGGTATCTCGACTGATACGAACGTGAACCCGTTCCCTGGTGGTATGCCGATCTACCCGTCGATCACGGTGTATCCGGGGTCGCCGTACATCGAAGACTATTTCGACACGTTCGGCCCGAACGGCTACATGACCGTGAACCTTCGGTTGAAGGTTGAAGTGGATGCAGCGTCTGAGGAATCCATCGCGATCAAGCTGTGCCGTTACCTGAACGTGGGGACCGGGAACACGTCGTCGATCGCTGATGCGGTGATGGCAACGAACCACACATTGGGTGGGACGGTCGTTGAATGTGTGATCACTGGTGACGTCGAATGGAACTGGGAAGCCGACCCCGGCACGGTGTGGGTTCCTGTTCGTATTGTCGCCAAAAAGACCAGTGCAGGAGTGTGACCCGTGGCAACGTTCAACGGACTCAATGACCAAATCTATTTCGCCCACCTCGACCTGACAGATCATGCGAACGAAATCCAATTCGGAGCCCTGTCGAAGGTGATGGTTCCGTGCACGACGTTCGCTGATGGCGGCTACATGTGTGTGAAACCGGGGCTCATCTCCGGGTCGGGGATGATCAAGGGCTACCAGGATTACGCGTCGGGTGTTCTGGATGATCAGATCAGTGTCGCGCAGCTCGGTTCGCAGTATGCGGTGACGGCGATCCCGAACCCGACCGGCACCGTCACCGCTGCCGATTCGTGCTGGCTGTCGCGTGGGATCTTCAATAAGGAGAACCCGCTCGCCGGCTCCAAGGGCGACATGGGTGGCGTCGAGATCGATTTCGCGTATGACACGGCGATCGTTCAAGCAAAGGTCGCACACCCAAAGGCCGCGCGTACTGCGAACGGCACCGGCACCGCGGTCGCCCTTGTCGGTCCCACGGCGGCGCAGAAGCTGTATGCCAACCTTCATGTGACCGCCTACTCGGGGTTTACGAACGTGGTGTTCACGATCGAATCCGACGACAACTCCGGCATGACAACCCCCGCCACAAGGATCACGTTCAACACCGTCACCGGTACCACGAACCAGAACGCGTCCGTAGCGGGTGACTTCTCCACGGAGACGTTCCATCGGATCAAGTGGGTCGTTACCGGCTCCGGGTCCGTGACGTTCACCGCGGCGTTCGGCGTCATCTAACCCTCAACCCCAAAGAAGGAGCCGACAATGGCCACCCTCGTACTGACCAACACCATGACCCTGTACGGCACCGCATGGACCGGCACCGCCCCCGGCCCCGCCAACCCCACGGTGTCCGGCACCATCACGTCCACGACCGATTTCTCCGACCACATTAAGACGGTCACGATGAACCTGAATGTTGCGATGCAGGACTTCACGACGTTTGGTGATGGCGGGTTCGTGTCGCAGAAACCCGGCCTGAAGGGTGCGGACATTTCGATCGAATTCAACCAGGACTTCGCCGCGTCTACGGTGGATGCGGTGTTCGGTGCGGCGTTCCTCGCAGGCACGCTGATCTATCTGGACATCAAGCCGACGAACTCGGCGCGTGGTGCGACGAACCCGTCGTATGTGTATGCGTGTTATGTGTCGCAGTATCCGCCGATCGGCCAGTCGGTGGGTGATCGTGCCGCTGTTACGGTGGGTTTCGCTGTGACTGGCACGTACGCGCGTCTCACGTCCTGATGGCTGATTCGCCGTTCACGACACTTGACAAGAAGCTCGACCAGTTGGCACGTGAGGTGTCCGGTAAGGCCGGTCAGGCGCGTGTGATGGCGGTGGCTAAGGCGGTGGCACCGTTGGTGGCTGAGGCCGTGAAAGCGACTCCGGCTGCGCATGGCACACTGTCGGACGGCAGCATGTCGGGGTGGACACGGAAGAAGCCGATCGTGATTACCGGTCGGGTGAAGGTGTCTGGTGCTGAAGTGGCGATCGAGCCGAACGCCAAGGGTCCGATGCGCGTCCTACAGGACGGCCGACAGCCTCCGGTGCAAGGCCCGTTGATCACTAAGGGCGGCAAGTCCGGTGTGCGGAAGGTGTCGAAGGCACGTCGTAAGCGCGCGAACGGTGTCGCGGCCGGCAAAGGCACATGGACGGACGCTACTGATCGGATCGTGAAGGCTGCTCCGCCGTTGATGGCGAAAGAAGTCGAAGCCGCGATGGACAAGATGTTCCTACGCGGCTAAGGCAACAGGCTCGCGTGCCAGTGAAACACCTTCCCCAGCTCGGTGAGCACCGGGAGTAGTAGCCACCAGTTCGGACGCATATGCGTGACTATACGACGACCTGCAAGGGGTGACTAGTGGCAACGTTCACCGAACGTCTCAAGATTGTCCTAGACCTCGAAGGGCAGAAGGTCGAAACCGGGCTCAAGAAGATCCGTGATGGGATCAAAGAGG